AATTGTACAGTGGGTTGTATTACAACGTGCACTTCTTTTTGTGAGAAATCTGCAACTACCGGATGTGGGAGCAGCTGTCAAGGATGGTGTATGAATGAAATACAAACCGGCTGCACGCTGTATTGCACTGTGGGGTGCCGCTGTGCGTGTATGGTGACGTGCGAATCTAGTTGTCGATCTGGAGGGTGCGAAGAGAGTTGCCAATGCTTTTGCCAAACGGGCACGTGCCAGACTGCTAGCGGATAGGTTGATAGGGGGAAAAATGAAAGCAATATTTTCTATTTTTGTTTTTTGCATCAGGCTATTTTGTGCTATATTTATGTTAATTCTTTTGTCCAGTCTATTGTTTATTCTTGTATAGGAGAAAAAAATATGAATTATTTCACGCACTTCTACTTGAATTTTTTGGTTTTTCTCAAGCTCCTCGCTGGAGCTTTTTTTCACTTAGCGCATGGAATTGTACCCGTGAAATATACCTCGCACGAATATTGGAATATTGGGTTTCTGGCCCCGAAAGAGGAAGCCCAAAAAGGAAAATATAGAAAACGGAAGCGGTAAGGTGGCGACATGTACCGCCTGCCAAACAGTTTGTCAATCATCATGCACTACAAACTGTACTAGTTATTGTCAAACGGCATGTACAACTGGGTGCGAAGCTAGCTGTATGGCAGCATGTATGACCGGATGTCAAACTAGTTGCCAGATATACTGTACTACAGGGTGCCGATGTAATTGTCAATTTACCTGTGAAACAGCGGCCCAATAATTTTTCAGGAAAAAGGAAGATAAAAAAATGAAGCTATTGAATCCATTCTCAATAAACGAAAATAAAGTAGACAAGGAGCCTGGTAAGCCCAAGCTCCATAAATTCGAGTATCTCGGGCAAAAGATTGTATATGACGCTAACAGTATGCTGGCGTATGCTTTGAAAGATTCTGAAAATGTCGAGATCGAAGGGTGCGAAGAACATAAAACAATTTCGTATTATCCAGAGCAGAAATTCAAGCACATTGTTTTTCAAGCCACGTATGCCTGTAACCTAAATTGCAGGTATTGTTTCGTAAAGCAGCATTATTGCGACCAGGAAAATTCGATCCAGGCGGATGAGGTGAAAAAATATCTCCAGAAATTCCAGGGGGCTGGCCCGTATCAATTTGGTTTTTTCGGTGGCGAACCCATTATGATGTGGGAAATGATTTTCGAGGTGAACGAATGGGCGAAAAAGCAGCATGAAAAGATTGGGAAGCCTCAAGCAGCTATCCACATCACTACGAACGCTACACTAATCACGGAAGAGATAGCGGAATATTGCGCAGAGAATAATTTTACGTGGATTGTCTCTGTGGATGGAGACGAAAAAACGCACAATAATAATCGTCCTTATGAAGATGGAACAGGCACCTGGGAAGACACAATCCGCGGTCTTCGGTTCCTGGCTGGAGCGTATAGAAAAGCAGGGAAGCAGGCAGCTATTACGCTGCGAGGTACGTTCGATAATGAAAGCAGCGCGCTACTTTCTAGTACGCAAGTGCTTAATTCCCTGATGTACAAAGGATTAGCCGAGCATGTTTCTGTGGAGCCAGCCAGTCTCGGCGAAGGTTGTGCTACTTCAGATTCTTCGCGTTTCGAAAAAAACACAGCAAAAGAAATTAGGGCGAAATTCAAGCCACAATATGAAGCTACCGCGAAATGGTATCTCGCAGAAATCCAGGCAGGACGCAACCCGTCGCTTCATCACTTCGACATGAATCTACAGAGAATTATCGACCGTGAGTTTTCTTTCACAGAGTGCGGAGCGGGAAAAGGATATATTAGTATCGGTGCAGGCGGAAATATAGCCGCTTGTCATCGCGAAAATAAAACGCACATAGGTGAAAACGGGAGGATAAACAGGATTAAGCAAGCGAAATGGATGGATAACCGCCTCTGTTCTAGGGACTATTGCCAGAATTGCTGGAAAAAGTATCTGTGCGGTGGTGGGTGCCGTGCAAACTCTATGCTCGTGCATAATAATACTCACAAGCCTTCGGAGATGGAGTGCCTTTTCCATACTTTCGCAATAGAAGCTAGCCTCTGGATCGCTAGCCAGCTCACACCCGCACAATTGAAAAGATTTTCAAAAACAAGCCGCAAGCCTCGAATACAGTACAATCTAGCCCCTACCATCGTGGCAGAAAAAAAGCTAGTAAAGCAGCTGCCCGCAGACGCAGCGAAAAGCTGTAGCTACGAATGCCAAACAACGTGTATGTACCCTGTAGAGGTGGAAAGCCGGAACGATTGCTCTTGTTCTATTGAAAAGAAGAAAGATTCTTGTAGCTGTGATTTAGAAAAATGTTCCGAAAAAAAATAACGTTGCGAAAATTCCCCCAGGCCAATTCTTCGAAGGTGAAATATATTAGGTATGTTAGGGAGGCGGGAGGCTTGGGTGATTCTATAAGATTTCTTGCAGCTGGAGAAGGGCTAATGAAAAAATATCCAACTGCAAGAGTACATTATTTTGGTGCAGGTTTCCTTGAAGAGCTGTTTAAGGGTAGGGCAAATCATGCTTATCACGTATTTTTCCCTTGTGATAATATGGTAAGACCTAGAGACGAAATTATAGATGAAACCAAACACAAACATTTAGACGTTGGCATTAATTATGATATAACTGTTGATGGGTGGTGCCCTCCTTATTTACATGAGCCGGCCACTAAAGGGGTTTGTTGCCAAGACCGGACAGAGCTTTGGTGTAGAGAAGCAGGGGTGCCTTTTATAAGACCTAAACTAGTTCCAACAGAAGAAGACCTTAAAAAGATGGAACTAGCTAAAGATACTTTAAAGCGATACAAGGCTATTGTAGGCATCCAAGTAGGGGCTACCTGTAAGAGTAGGGAGTATCCTTACTATTACGTTGATGAGCTTATTAGGCTGCTTAAATTGGAAAACATAGCTGTCATATTGTTTGATGTATGTTATCGGTGGCACAAAGACATAAAAGTTAGAAGTAATATATTACTATCTATTGATGCTGATTGGAGCACCACTATAGGAAGATTGCTTGCATGTGACATAATGGTCACACCTGATTCCGGTTTCTACCACCTTTCAGGTTTATTAAGCAAGAAGTGCATTGGGATATTTGGCGCAACATCAGGTCAAATAACTTCCCGCCCCTATAACATAGGAAAGAAAACAGGTCTATATATGCAACTAAAACATGATGAAATAGATTACACCAAAATACCAGATACTTGTAAACCTACTTGCTATATGAGGTGGGAAAGGGGCTGGAACTTTAGTAGATACAGAGATCATCATAGGTATTGTGCTGTGATAGAACAAATTAAACCTGTATCAGTTTTTAATAATATAATTAAACACATGGAGGTGTAATCATGGCTGTTAGAGATGTAATGACTATTCATTATGGAACTGGAAAATTTGGAACTAGTTCAGACTATGCAGAAGTAACAAAAGAAGGCGTGGAGATGAAAGGTGGGTCGACTAGATGGGAAGACCTAAGAGTAGCTGCTGATCAAACTAGAAAAGGTGCTTCAAAAATCCCTAATTATGGTAAATTAAAAGATAATGGATCAGGTTCACAGGGAGTATTTTGTCATTGGTTTGATGCTACAGCTGAAGAGGAGTTATACTTTTCTGTACAAATACCGCATTCTTGGGTTGAAGGCAGTTCTATTTATCCTCATGTGCATTGGGTAACTGCTCATGACCTTGGCACAACTAAAGTTGTTTGGGGATTAGAGTATACTGAATCATCTATAACAGGATCTTTTGGAAATACGACAATCCTAACAGCTAAAGACTGTTTAGGGGCTTGCGTTGGAACAGCCGGAGAACACCTTGTCACACCTTTTACTTCGATTTCAATGACAGGAAGTAAAGTTTCTAGTATGCTCATTTGCAGGATATTTAGAGACGCAACAAGTGGAGATGACGATTTTACGCATGATGCAGGGCTTTTGGAAATTGACTTCCACTATGAGGTTAATACGCCCGGAGGGTCTCGTACAGAGTGGTCGAAATGAATATTTTACCGCTTCGGGCATTGTGACATAAAGCAGTACAGCGTAACGTCCACGATAGACCATTCTGCTAGAAGAAAAAAAAGAAGAGCTAGTAATAACAAAATAAGGAGAAAAACAATGTTCGACATGCTCGACAAGCACCCATTTTCGGCGGTGATCGCAATATTTTTATTGCTCCATTTTTTTTGGATAGTGCGGTTCATACTGGTGCAAGCACAGAAAAATAGCGAGCAATACACAAAAACAATATCAGAGCTAAGCAGCAGCTTCGAGAAGCTAGCTGCCCAAATAAATATCCAGGCAGAAACAATCACGCGGGTAATCAGAGAAGTAATAGCGTGTGAGGTTTGTGGGAAGGGGGCGGACGAATGGAAAAAATAAGAATGACGATAAAGGCTATGATTACAGTTATAGCGGACATAGCGACAATAATAACAAAAATTAGGGGGCTAACAATGCGGCAAAAAATATTATTGATTATAATTATGGCTTTGATTTTCGCTACACTTCTGAGTCTTGTTTCGGGGTGCTCTTCCGTTAGTGGGGCATACGTACGAGCGAACTACAAGAGTGCTAGCGTAATGCTGCCCGACTTAATAGCCTATATCCAGGCGGATAGAAAGCTAAGAAAGATAGATAAGGAGGTGCGGATCAAGGCGGCTAAGGGTTGGCTCCGGCTAAACAAAACCTACATGGATAGATTAAGGGGAAAATAATGATGCTGAAAAAAAAGGATTACGATGAGCTATTAGAAGAATCGGCTAAGCTTTTCGGGAAGCAAGCAGATGCTGCCAGGGAAGAGCTAGCATATTGGCGTGAAAAGATTCTGTTGCTCCGGGCGGAAGGCACGGAGGAGGCCAGGAAAAGCGAGGAGTACGCTTTTGCTGCTATACTCAACTTGGCAGCGGAGAATATAGCAGAGGCCGAATCGAATGCGTGGAGAGTAGCAGAAAGGGCGCTGAAGCTATTACGAAACGTGCTCCTTTCTGCCTGATGTTTTTACCTCCAAAGCACATAATACAGCTCCCCCATTGGCGAGCTGATGACAAATTCAGGCTCTTCGATAGCGCAAATTTCATTGACGGATAGAAGGTCAATCGTCATGTCGTCGAAAAGATCGCTGAGCACTTGCTTAAATTTGGCGATGCTGAGCTTGTCAAGCCCAGCCAGCCTCTTCATTCCTCGATAGAATTCTGGAATGGAAATAATTTTTGACAAGTGCTTTTTCGCGACCATCTCATGAAAACATTTCTCCATAATGGAGATAGTTAATGAATTCTTTTTCATGGGCTTCACTTCCCAGCTAGGACTAGGCCTCACTTCTTCCCAGCTGGTTTCATGGAAATCCCTCCCCGACGCCAGGCTCATGCAAAGTCCCCACGGGAATTCTCCTTCTGGACAGTTATATTTTTCCGCTGCTTTCGTTCTAATGATTTTGGCTTTTTTTATGATCTCGACAAGTTTCATCTTTTCTCTCCTTTGCCCCTCTCGGGGCGATAAAGTTTTATATTTTTTTTTCTCTCAACTACGCTATATATAGTAGCTAATAGCGTGCCAACTACAACAGAATTGTAATATTATTTCGATAATCGGCACGAGATAGGCTATATGCCTACATCATAGTTATTGCCGTTTCTCCGATTTTATTTTTCTGGCCCGTGGCATTACAACGCTAGTGCAATATTTTTATTGCACTTCTGTTGTAATTCTGCAATATTTTTATTGCACTTCTGTTGTAATCGCCAATGGAGCAAATATATGTAAGCTCTTGCTTTAGCTTGCCTTGCGTCGAAATTCCATAATGACATTTCAATGGCATAAAATTCGCTCTAGAATAGAATAGAAATAAGGAGGTGAAAATGGACAAATATATTAGCTCCATTGAGGCAGCTAATTACCTAGGCATTAGTTTTAAAACCTGGTATAATTGGCTGCATCAGGAAAAAATTATTCCCGACGTCGTAATAAACACGGGGAGGAAAAAGGTTTTTGGGTGGAAAAAAGGCACCCTGAAGCCGCACAAAACAAAGAGAATAAAGGCGAAAGCATAGTGCTAACGCCAAACATGTATTTTTATTATCGCCCCGCAAGGGGGCAAGGAGAAGGCAAATGAACAAGATAATCAAAAATGAAAAATCAATTCTGTTGAGCGGCGGCATAACCGTAATAGCAGAAATTAGGAGGGATGGACAACAACTCCCACATGAGGGAAATAACATTGTTGTTGCTGCCAGATTATATCTCCCAGCACTCCAGGATGACATCCGAGAAGATATCGTGTTCAAGGATAAACTTTCTATCCTGGGCGAAGATCTTCAGAAAAACTGGGGATTTAGGGACGAGAAAAAACCAAATTTTTCTTTTCGGGAAGAAAAAATTGTAGAGTCTACTTGGGGAGAAGGTTTTCGAAAAGCCGAAGCTCTCCTTTTCGTCGAAATCAGAAAACTAAATGATACTCTTGAATCTAGAGCGAAAGCTCTTAGAGATGCAGAAGAATAAACAAGGAAAATAACACGCCCCGCCCCGCAAGGGGCTTTTTTTATGGAACGACGCTTTGTTACTCGCTTGGAAAATGAGAAACGAGCGAAAAGAGAGAAAGATATATATCCGCTATTCCCCCGCTCCCCATTGAAGTTATTCAAAAAGTGAATGACTTCAATTCCTCTATATATCACATTCCCATTTACTCATCTTCATGTACCCCGCTAATCGCTTCAATGTGCCAATACGCACTTGAATATATATTCAAGTCGTCAAGTTGAAGACGCTTTGCAATATTCGAGTCATTATATACATACTCGAATATTTTTTCATGTCACTGTCGCTACCTCAGCAATATCAGCCATTCTAGCACTATAGTAACACGAATCATTGATTCAAGTTGTCAAGTTGAGGACGCATCAAAACATTCATGTCACTGTTGAGTGACTCGAATATATATTCATGTCACTATTATTCAATCTAGCAACAACAAGAATCGTTCTATAATCCGCATAAAATCTATCTCTACAGATTGAGGACGCATTAAAACATTCATGTCACTATATCGTGAAGTTGAGGACGCATCACGCACAAGTTGAAGACGCATCAAACACAAGTTGAGGACGCATCACGCACAAAAATCACCCGCAAATCAAGCCAAATAGCGACTGAGCACATTCCGTTAACTCTTTCTTATTAACTTAATACTATTAACAAATAACAAGCATATATAGACTAACTAGTACATGGAAGAAATAGGGTAATAATCTGCTGCTTGCTTTTTTTTAAAATATGCTTGGAAGAAAAAGAGAAGAAAAAGACGCAAGCGGAAAGCGTGCTGATTTATGAAAATAATTAGCACAAAATAAGCAAGGTTGATTTCAAATTAAAATCAGGTGGTTTTATAAGGAGGATTGTCGAAATTGCTTAGAATGCAATTATGGAGTTTCCAAGCTATCTGGAATTACCGGTCATTTGGCAGCTATTTGAGAAGGGAAGAGTGCTAGTGATTTATCTCTTCCCAGTAGTTGGATTGAACCCAGATATTACCAAAATATCCAGGCTACCCTACCCATAACACACTTGCACATCCATGTCAACCCCTAAAATAAAAAAAATATTTTTGCGCGTAAGTTATTGCGGTGCAACTAGATAATCGAAAGCGAAAAAATAAATCCTGATTTTCCCAAAAAAGATATTGACAAAAGATTAGCTAATGGCTATAATCCGCATAGTTGATTTGGTTAGTAATTTTTTAAATTTTGTTCGCCTCACGAGAGGCAAGGAGACAGAACTATGAAGATCAGAGTTGCGGAAAAAAAATTGGCGAAAAAATTGGGTGTCCCTAGAAAATCATTAAAAATAACTGTGGGACGTTTTTACAAAAGAGTATTTTTCGAAGATGCTATTTTCAAGGAAATCCCTAATCAATTTTCTTTAAAAACAATTATTAAAGATTTCTAGGGGAAAAAAATGGCAAAGTGTTTTTCAAAGGGAATTTTGAAAGCACTTTGCAACAAACATAATTTTTTTATCGCCCCGAGAGGGGCAAAGGAGAGAAAAGATGAATTTTTTAGATTTTGGGATGAATTTACTTTCGCTTTTACAGTTTTGTTTTCTCGTTTATGTTTTTGTTTACCGCGAAAGAAAAAAAAGATTTGTAAGCGTAATCGTAAATGGGGAGAAGAAAACTTTTTCTTATTCGGATTCCGATTTGAAGAAAGAACGCAATGAAAAAAGCGTCCTTTCTTCGCACGGATACAGAGTGAAGAAAGGGGAAAAGGGCTGGGAGGCATAAAAATCTGGTAGGCTAGACAGGCTAGTAAGCTGGTTCAAGTCCAGCCCTACCAACATAACAAAATAAAGGAGTGAGAAATGATTGATCTAAAAAAAATAAGAGAAAAGCTAGGATTAAACCAGTCCCAATTTGCCAGATTGCTTGGCGTGACAAGCGTAACAATTTGGCAAATGGAAAGCGGAATAAAAAAAGTAAGTTTTCTAATGCTGAAAAGGATTGCAAAAAAAACAAGCATTAGTTTTAGCGTAAAAGAAAGCGGAATCGAGGTGATATATAATGACTAGCGACCATTATATAAAACCTCATGCGATAATCCAATTGCCACTATTTTCATGGGCAAGAAAAAAAAGATCTATGAATATAGCTGGCGAAGACTGGACACTGGCGGCAGATAATCCGTTGGGAGAAAAAGAATATGCTGTCTATACAGCTGCGTGCTACTTGCTATACCAAAAGCAAGAGGTAACAGCAACAGCTAAAGAGATAGCCAGCCTTCTTTCATCCAAGCGGATTACTGCCGTGAGAAAGGCACTAAGAACGATAGCTTGTTGTCGCTATCGATTCGAAAACTGCCTTGAAAAAGGAAAGACTATCGAGACCCCACTTCTAAATATAGAAGAAAAAAAGCGGGGACGTGGCATTATTTTTCGCATTAGCCACCCTGAGCCAATGCAAAAGGCTATAAGCAAAAAAAAATACCAGGTTTTTTCTTGGGGTTCCTGGGAAAAAATTGAGGCCGCTCCCGCTAAGCGGCTTTGGGAATTTCTGGAAAAAAGGTCTCGGTCTGGAACGTTCCAGATTCGAGATGAGAAGTTAGTTTTCTGGCTTCCTTCTCTAGCTTGTAGCGAAGCTGCCAAGAGAAGAACGCTGGAAAAGGCCATAAGTGGGCTTTCTGCTGCTGGCTGGACGGCAGAAAGAGTGACAACGTTTCGAAGATACAGGAATAATCCAGCAGAAGGAGAGAGCGTCAATGGAGCTAATCTTAGCTTGGGGCTTCGGCCTCTGGATACTGTCTCTGTTATTCCTTCTAGCAATAATCTTCCCGAGGAGGGAAGAGACCAGCTAGAAAAAAGAAAAGACGAGGCACTGGCCTATCTGATTAGCCAGTGCAGTTTTTCTTTTCAGGGCCAGGTTGACGGCTTCCGTGCTGCACTTTTGCGGGACACGGAGCCGGAAGCTTGGGAAACCTACTACCCCGCTTGGCGGGGGTGGTGGGAAAAGCTCGGAAAAGGACAGAGAAATTCGGTAGTCCGCACAACCACCGAGAAATTTATATTGTTTTGCTTCAAAACGCAAAGCAAAAGCTATTTTAAAAAAAGCGAAGCAAAACAAGCTAGCTCAAGGGCGGATCACGACCGCCAGTTGGCAAAGGCAGTATTAAACGAGACGGAAGCCAAAGCTAAAAAGATGGCCGAAGCTGACGCAAAGCTTGATGCTGCAATCCAGGCGAAAGGTGATAGCCTGGATAAAGCTGAAATTCTCGCAACAGCAAGCGAGAAAGCGGAGGCAAGCCCCGCCTTCGCAACTTTTCCACGTATGGTTGTAAGGCAAGAAACCTTTCAGGCTGTGAAGACTGCCTTGGGGCTGGAAGGTAACGGATTTTCAATCCAAGCGATGAACCGGACAATCGCTTGGTTAATGAAAGGAGAGAAAAAATGTGGATTAGCTTGACGAAGGCAGCTGAAAAGCTCGGCATGAGCCGAGACGCTGCAAAAGAATATGCTGAGAAAAACGGTATTCAGATGCGGAAACGTGGCAGGGGATATCAAATTTCTGAGGGAATATTTTCTTGTGAAAAAAAGAGCATTGCCGATCCAAAAGAAAAGGCAATGATCTCGCTTTTGCAAAAAAATATTTCCGAGCTTACAAATCGCCTTGTAGAGATGCAGGTGCGAGCAAGGAAAGCAGAAGAGGCGGTTCTTGACCTGAAGAAGGTTGCCGCTTTTTCAGCAAGCAATAAGCTGGTGCAACTAGAAAATACTGCTTTGAGAGAAGAAAACTTGCGATTAAAAAAGCAGGTACTTTTTCTGCAGAAGCGTTTTGATTTCGCGCTTCCAGCACCAAAGCCAGCATTGCGAAAGGAGGTAGCCGCGTTTGCGGCTACCTTTTCTTGCCGCTGGTAATGGGCAAATAAAAAAGGGCAGCGTGACGGCTGCCCTAGGAGAGAAGTACAAGAATGTTGAGGGGATGGAAGTCCCGGTTAGTAATTTCCAAAAGCATAACACGAAAGGCGAGAAAATGCAAGAAGAAAAACAGAAAAATGCAAGGGCAAGCTTAGTTTCGAAGCTCTGCTCTGTAAGAAAGCAAGTGAATGCAGTGAAGCGAACGAAGCTGGTTGAGTATGGACGTACAAAATATAAATACGCGCCCAGCAGCGAAATTTTATTTTGTGTGAAAGAGGAAATCGATGAGCAAGGGCTCATCCTCTACCCGGAAATTTCCCAGAGCGAGTTTTCTGGAAAAACAATGCAGCTTAGTTTGAATTACATTTGGGTAGACTCCGATACAGGAGAGGAAATGCGAGTCGAATGGCGAGCTGCGGGGGAAGATACCGATCCGAGCAAGGCGTTCGGAAAGGCGTTGACTTACGCAGAGAAATATTTCCTGTGCAGATTTTTTCAGATCCCGACAGAGGAAGATGATCCCGATCGAGGAACGCCACCAAGGCGGCAAAAGCCGCAAACCTGGCCTCAGTCACAGCAAGCCCCAAGGCGGCAAGCACAGCCGCAACAAACACAGCGGGCACAGCAACAAGGAATAGCTGCAATTTTCCCTAAAATCAGCGCTGAAATGTCTCGGGTTGGCTATTCTAAACAGGATGTAAGGAGCCTGTGCAGAGACAATCGTTTGCCCGAAGAGGGACAAACGCCTGGGGAAATGAGAAAAGTTTTAGCTCTTTTGGAGCTGCTCCCTGGCGCAAAGCTAGAAAATGAAGAAAAAGGCTCTGATGCTGCCTTATTGGTCATAGACCCAGATGTCTATACCAGAAAATTTGACCAGGCGGAAATCCCCGCCGCCTGGCTACCTAAAGCCCTGCAAAATAAAAAGCTCACTGGCCGGACAATGGCACTTGACACCAGCACAAGCTGGATGAGTGCAAGCGGAAAGCAATTTTCAAATATGCGGCAGTTACTGCATATTTGGGAGCAGGATAAAAGCGACCCTCTGCGAGTACGCTTCGCATTGGCTTTGCAGGAGAAATACCCGAGCCAAAAAAAATAAATAAATAAATTGCCCCGGTGAAATTCCGGGCACCTTTAAGGAGTTTCTTGGATGAAAATAGGGTCGTATATTAAATCAGACGTTAAAGACTCGAGTTTAGGCTTTAACTACGGCATTAGGGTTTGGAGCGTGACAAACCCCAGGTTAACCAGCTATGGATTCCAGGTTAATTATCTGGAATCAAGCATTATTGAATACACTGGCTGTACGGTTTCATTTGATGAAACTGTTGTAAAAACAGAAAGAATAATCATTACCGCTAACATTGATGTAATAAAAGACAAACTTTCTTCCATGATTACACTGAAAAAATATTTGGGTTTAAGTTTCAGTGTAAGCTCGCTGAGTGAAGAAAATAAAAAAGGGATTGTAGATTGTGCATATATCCGTTTCAGCGATTTACAATTCAATGGTGTTCCAATGTTGTTTGGGTTTGATCATGATGAAGTATCTGGTTGCTGGAATTTTAAAGTGAGGGTATTTGACAAATGAGTATTATAAAATATGGAATACTTAATAAACCGCTTTTGAAGATTATATTTGATGATAAAGGGAAAAAATAATGTGGCCATTTAGAGAAGAAAAACTCAGACCACGAGCTGATGTGGAAGTAGAATCATATCTCCGCGGATACTGGGAGTTGACTGATAAAGAGATAGGGAATTTAGTTAAAATGATTAAAGATGTTGGGGTTGTGCGCTTTTTTCTTTTTGTTGAGAGGAGAAGGCGATAAGATAGGTTCTTCCTAGAGGATTTATTTAGCTGGGGTCTGAGGTGCTGGCTCTTTTTAAACAGGAAGGATAAAAAAAATGCAGAATTTGCGATCAAAACAAAAAAAAATTGAGCTAAAGTATGCTCAATTAGCCAAGGAGGAGCTGGCATTAAAAAGCCGGCTCAAAGCATTGAGGGAAGAAAAAAAAGAGCTGGATGAGGAGCAAGCACAGCTCTTCTCCGGACAGGGAAGTTTTGTCCAGGTGTGGAAAAGCCTGGAGGAAGAGAAAAAACGGTTATGGCAAATTTAAATGAAGTCCGTTTAATCGGCCGCTTGACAAGAGATCCAGAATTACGCAGTACTTCATCAGGGCAGCCAGTAGCTTCTTTCGGGCTGGCAACTAGCAAGAAATTCCGTAGTCAAAACGGCACGGAACGAGAGGATACCGTTTTCGTTGATATCACTTGTTGGGGAAAACTGGCAGAGATCGTATCTCAATACATGAGAAAGGGTAGTCAGATTTATCTTGGAGGTCGCTTAAAATTAGATAACTGGGAAGATCGCCAGACAGGGCAAAAAAGATCTAAGCTATCCGTTGTTGCCGAAAACGTACAGTTTCTTGATAAAAAAGAACAGCCTGGGCCAGCACCCGATCCAGGTTGGACACGAGCCCCGCAGCCGCCTGCACCGATGCAGGCATGGAACGGTACACAACAAGCAGAGGCGGATTTTGGAGATCCGCCTTTTTGAAAAAAACTTAGCCGGGACAACCCCGGCTTTTTTTACAGAGAGAAAAAAAATCAAAAAAATAAACCAAGCTAACCGGGGAAAAAACTTCGAGCTGTTCATCAACCAATGGCTCGAAGCGATCAATAAGAATACGGATTGTCTCGGCATCCGTATTGAGGTAAAGACCGTCTTGCGAGGCGGTCGACAAGTTCGAGTAAAGAAACAGCCGTTTGACTACGTGCTGCTTTGCCCTTGCCCCGGTCAGGATTTCGCCTTTGATGCGAAAACGTGCAAAGACAAAAAGCTTTATTTCTCGCATGTGCCAGCGCATCAAAAGGAAAACCTTGCTAAATGTCAGCGACAAGGGAAAAAAGCAGGATTCCTAATTTGGTTTTCTTGGCAAGACCCGCTAAAACAAAATCTTCGGTTCGTAGAAGACTGGTCGAAGCCAGCCAGTATCGAATCGGGGGAAAGATTTTGTTTTCAAAAATTCATTGGCGAAACGCCACTATTCCGCTAAGAGATGAGTTGCTTTTTAAAAAAACGCCGCGCATGTTTTGCAACACATGCGCGGCGTTTTTTTATTTGACTTTGCTGTTTTTGTGTGCTATTTTTGTATTGAGGCTTTTAATTTGATTTAAACAAATATAGAAAAATCCAGAATATGGAAAATAATGAGGTTTTGAAATGAAAAATATTGAAACATTGAAAGATATCGCAAAGGATCTTTTCTTCGCTGGGAGAAGTACAGCAGAGATTGCGAGAGTTGTAGGTAGGAAAACTGCAACGATACAGAAATGGGTACAGTTAGAAGGGTGGCGAGTTGAAAGACGTATAAAAATGCAAGAAAATCAGTCTGGCCTGGCTGAAAAATTCGAAAAAAAAATAATATCTACGGCAGAAAAATATTTCGATATTGCTGCCGTCATAGCGATAATCTGCTTGAAGAAATTGAAGCGGAAAGCGCAAGATAACGACCCCGAAATTGAAAAGATAGCGAAAGACGCACAGCGTGGAGCTGCTATACTGCGAAGCGTAATGCCTGAAGCACCGGAAGAATTAGCCAAGGAAATAGCGAAAAACTTAGAGGAGGTAAAACGACATGCTAAAAATTAAAGAAAAAAAGCTAAGCGAATTGATCCCGTATATAGGGAATGCAAAAAAACACCCCGCTAGCCAAATAGCGAAAATAGCAGGGAGCATAAAGGAATTTGGCTTTCTTGTTCCTGCTCTCATAAAAAAAAATGGCGAAATTATCTGTGGCCATGGCAGAATATTGGCAGCGGAAAGCGCAGGTCTTCAGTCTGTGCCCTGCATCGTAGCCGATGGACTTAGTGACTTGCAGGTGAAAGCTTTCAGGATAGCAGAGAATCGGCTGGCAGAATCTAGTTGGGACAATGAACTACTAGCTATTGAAATGCAGCAGATTCTCGATGCAGATTACGATATCGAATTAATCGGGTTTGAAGACGCCGAGCTAAAAAAGTTGCTGGGTGCCAATTACGATATTGACGAGATCGATATTGAACATGGGGAAGAAGATTTTGGAAAAAAATACGAGGAGGGTGAATCGGGTGCGTTGCGACGGGACTATATAGTCCCGCCGTTTTCCGTGCTAGATGGCCGGGCGGGGTACTGGATGGAAAGAAAAAAAAAGTGGCTAGAAATTGGGCTTCGTAGCCATGAGGGAAGAATCGAAACTATGAAGAGCATGGAGCACTTAGCACAGCGAAAAAAAGGTGATCCCGTCGGGGCTTGGGCGGGGACATCAATTTTCGATCCTGTTCTTTGCGAGATTCTGCTCCGGTGGTTTTGCCCAAATGATGGTCATGTGCTAGATCCGTATGCGGGCGGTTCTGTTCGTGGAATTATCTCTGGGATATTGGGCCGGAAATATACAGGGGTTGATATCCGGCCCGAGCAGGTGGAAGCTAATTTTAATAACTTGTCTGATATCTCGGAAAAAATTATCGCAAAGCCCGATTGGATTATCGGGAACAGCTCGAAAATAGACGACGCTATTGAAAACGAATTTGATTTTGTTTTTTCGTGCCCGCCCTATTTCTCGCTAGAAAAATATAGCGATCTCCCCGGTGATATTAGCAACATGCCTCTAGAAAAATTTAGGGAAAAATATACAGAGGCGATAGTGAAGTCGTGCGCAATGCTTAGAGAAAACAGATTTGCTGCTTTCGTCGTCGGCGACGTGAGGGAAAAAGGCGTATATATAGATTTCCCCGGCATCACGATTGAGGCGTTCCGTGAAGCCGGTCTTTGTCTCTATAATAATGCTGTTTATCTCACTGTTTGCGGGACTGCCGCTTTGCGTGCGAGGGGGCAATTTGGAAACAGAAAGCTTGTCAACACGCACCAACAAGTTTTAGTTTTCTATAAGGGGGATATAAAAAAGATAAGCGAAAATTTCCCAGCTATCCCCGAAAGTCTCAATCTTTGTTTTCTGGAAGCAGAAAATGCGACTGCTTAGCGCGCTAATCGCACAAAAAAAGATAGTGAAAAAGGTCCACTATAGGGACGCTATCCATCTAGCTAAAATTGAATCAAATCTTGTTTATACGAAATATAAGTATTTACAAGATTTTATGCTGGACGAATCACCGGAGCATTCTGTTATGAAAGCGGCCCAGCTTGGTTTTACTACGGGAGTTATTTATCGCGTGCTGTTTGTCCTCCTCGACGGCGTGCGAGTTTTGTACCTCCTTCCTGACAGCGTAGCGACAAAAGAATTTAGTGCGGGAAAATTAAACCCTATAATTTGGAATTCGAGAAACTTGTATGGGCTTTGTGAGGTTGATAATGTCCGGCAGAAGCTAATCGCTGGGATACCGCTATATTTACGCGGAGCTAATTCGAGAAAACAACTAAAGGAGGTCTCCGTTGGTCTTCTCGTCTTAGATGAATTCGATGAAATGAAAGATGAAATGATGGCACTTGCCTATGAAAGATTGTCGGGGCACGAAAAGAAACAAGTAATTAGGCTTAGCACGCCAGGCTTGCCAGGAAAAGGAATTCACGCGATATATAGGACGGCTGACCAGTATAATTTTGTTGTTCCGTGCTTTCATTGTGGGAAAGTGCAGCTCCTTTCTCTGTCTAATGTGAACGTTGAGGGCGGTTTCTTCTTTTGCTCGAAATGCAAAAAACCATGGACAAATTCTCAGCGAATGAAGATGAACACGCGGGGGAAATACAGACTAGAGCAGAAAGGCAATGGCAGGAAATGCCGATATGTGAATCAATTATATTCTCCTACAGTGAGTATGAAAGAATTATGCCAGAAAATAATTGATGCAGAGGGAGATGAGGCACGGACGCAGGAGCTGTATAATTCTGTTCTGGCAATGCCCCACGAATCGAAAGGCAGCCGAATATCTCGCGTAAATTATGACGAGGCTATTTCTTCAGAAGTTGAGTTTCGGGGGCCTGTTGTGATAGGGATAGACGTTTCTCAGGCAACACCGCATTATTGCGTTATTGCCAGGGCCACGGAATACGGACTTGTCGTGCTTGCCGTTGAGCGCGCCCGCTGGGATAGAATCGGAAAGCTAGCAGATCAATATCGTGCGGAAATGGTGGTTATAGACGCACAACCAGAGAGGACGAAGGCGAAGGAAGTAATTGAAGGCTTAAATTGTTCGGGGTTCCGGTGTCTCTATCCAAACCAGAAAGATAAAATTGTGCTCGATAATAACCGCGGGATTGTTTCCGTTCACCGCACAGAAATAATTGACCAGGTTTTTTCACGATTCCAGAAAGGCACAATCCGAATTAAAAAAGGTCTAGCGGAAAATGAAAGCTTGTATGAGCATCTCCATAATACGATCAGGAGCTATAGACAAACCAGGCGGGGAGATTGGGAAGCATACTATGCGGAGAGCGGCCCAGATCACTTCATGCACGCTCTTGTATATGCCGAAGTAGCGACAGAGCTTGTTAGCGGTAGTAGCGTAGGTGAAAAAATATCAGGAAAATTTATTTGAAGGCGAAGAAAATGAAAGTAATAAAAAGAATCAAAGAATATTTTTTTCGAAATGAGCGAAAATATGCAGAGACTGAAATTTTTGACTGGGTGCAGGTAGGCGGCGATGATGGAGCCAGAGAAGTTGCAGTCCGTACAGCGAGGGAGCTATCCAGAAAATTAGTGAAAAATAATCCCAACTATCTAGGTATGATCCGTACATACGTAAAATATCTAGCTGGTCGCAAGTTTTCGATTACATGCGACGATGAGGATGCCCAGAAAAAATGGGATGATTTCGCTAAAAAATACAGATTCAGTCAGCTTTTCAAGAGGCTCGTTTTCGCTTTTTTTCAAGATGGAGAAGCTTTCATATATCTCCCCGAAATGATTTTGATCCGCCCCGAATATGTTACTGTTCTTGACGGATCCTACAAGCTACGGAACGGAGGAAAGGAAATAATAATTCCTGCTGAAGAAATTCAGCACGTGAAGAATATTCTTTTTGACGATGAAAGGCGGGGTGAGTGCTACCTTTCGTCTCTTCAGAAGCGGGTAGACCAGCTATCTAGATGGTTGGATAGCAGAGTGCTATTGAATGAAATTAGGTCCAGTATAGCCCTAATTAGGAAAAAAACCGTCGCCCCCAGGCAAAATAAAAACTTTTCTGACGCTAATGTAACTAGCACGTGTAGCCCAAAATACACGGAGTACGGAGACCAGCGAAGAAAAATATTTTCACCGGGCAGCGTGATCGACGCCACCGGAATAGATTATCAATTCCTGGCTCCGAATGTGGATGCTAAGGACGTAGCGGAAGACGGAAGGAATATCGGCCTGACTTTTTCCGCTATGACTGGATTGCCCGAATTTATGGTTCGGGGCGATTCTTCGAATTCGAATTATGCTAGTACGATGATATCAGAAGGGCCAGCCGAAAAGGAATTCGAGGACTGGCAGGATTTCTTCCAGATCGAAATTGAAAAGCTCTGGGAATCTGAAATATCTATGGATGTAATGCCCACGATTGTTTTTCCCCCGATAATGTCGAAAAATAAGAAGGAGGAGACAGAGAGAAACAAGATCCTCCTAGAGAGCGGTGTTATTTCCGTGGAGGAATGGAGAAGGCGAGAGCAACTGGACAGCGACCTAATGGAGCTCGAAATCAATGCCGCTTTCTAAGAAAATATTCGCAGCAGAACAACGAACAGCTGCGAACATAGTTAAGCTGGTACATGAAAATATAGGCGAAGAAAATACCTTCATTCGCATGTTCCGAAAAAACTTTCATGATTATTTTCCAAAAACAGACGAGCCCGGCGAGCTGATATCTTCCATGCTGCTTTTCCGAGATGAAATCAAGGACGATATCAAGGACTTTTTCCAGGAATTAGGCGAAAAAATGGCTGTTAACATGGCCGGAGAGTTAAAAAGCTTAAAGTCTGGCATAGTCATAGCGGCCAAGGAAGAAAAAAATAAAAATAATCTCGAAAAATACGCAAAAAAATTGAGGCAAATAATCGAGGCAAAGAAAAAAGCCGGAAAAATAATAAATTATTCGCAGCTCTGGAAGGCTGTCAGCGACGGGAAGTTGAAGCCGGAAGACTTCGCTTATCTCATGGTCGTTATGGATGATATAGTCGATGTGGTCGGCTGGTCCGATTGGGAATATGTCGACAGATCCGGGAACGAGCCAATCAGGGACTTGAAACGAAAAAAAAGAAAGCTGAAGCAGCGGAAACACGCTAGAAAGAAAAAAGTTGATGTAAAAAAATTAAAACACCGAGCTCATGATGTTTCGTCTATCTCTAACGCTATAGAAATAATCGACCTTGGCGTCGGGGCTATTGCCGTGAAAGAGCTAGAAGACGAAATTAACGAGATTATCGAGGAGATAGAGACGGCGGAAATCCTCGGGGAGACGAAAGCGGTAATTCCAAAGCCAGGTGTCGCAAAAAAAATAATAGAAGACGCCAAAAAATCAAGGTTGCGATTACTGGAGGCGGCAAAAAAAGCCGTAGCTGCGCCAATACAGCACGAGGAATATTATGCGAAATTGATAAACGAAGCCTTCCGGGATATCCAGGTAGGCGAAAGCATAGCAAAAGATGCCCTATTCTCGGCGATAAAAAAAATCGATACTGCTGTAGACAAGGAGGTCTTCGACAGTGTTATTTCTCGCATTGAAGGCGAGCTTGCTTTTGATATTGGCGTCGCTGGCGAGCTAAGAAAAGCAAAAGAAACTAGCCAAATGATTTCTGCTACAGAATTTTTTGGCGTGAACGGCATGCCTGGCGAAACCACTAGTCAAATTTATTCGTCTTTGGGCGGAGTGGAAAAGGAAAAATATCTAGCTAAGCAAATTGCTAGAGAGATAGCGCATAGAAATACTAGGAAAGGGGCAACTGTAGCAGACGAGCTTTTTGGCGACCTAAAAAAAAAGTATGGGATAGACGAAAAAAAATATAAAGCGATAATGAATAAGCTGGAATCCGCACAGCTTGTTGATGGGGCGCCTGCTTCGTATGGGAAAAGAGAGGCCTCTCTTGTCGCGGGTAAGGAAACTGATTTATTTTATCTCCATTTGCCTAAAAGGCTTGAAGCAGTAGACGCTGGGATTGAAGATATTGACTGGGGGGACTTCGGGGACGATGTCCCAGCACCAAAGCCAAAGCCGAAGCCATCACCAGAGCCTACGCCCGCGCCTATGCCCGCGCCGAAGCCAAAGCCAAAGCCCACACCAAAGCCAAAGCCAAAGCCATTTGACAAGAAGAAAAGAAAAGTGCTTTCTCCCCTACGGTTAACAGAATACAACGACAAGACAAAAATATTCACACCGAACAAAGCAGCGATTAATAAGGTAATCAATACAGTCTGGGCTCCGGACGGGAAAAAATGGATTGATAGAGTTGACACGGTGCTTAGCTCTAGAAAAATAGAAAAAATATTCGCGGATGGCATGAAAGCGGGCGAAGGATACGCCACAATTTCGAGGAATATTCGAAAAGAGCTGGCCCATAGCGCGGTGAATATAGAAAGAATTGTCCGCACAGAAGGACAGCGCATTCAGAACGATATTATCTTGAACACGTATCGTGAAAATGAAAAATTTCTTTCGGGTATAGAGTACACTGCTACGCTAGATAGACGGACGTGCCCGGTATGCGGTAGCTACGATCGAGAAATCTTCTGGAATGATCCCCCTAGTGGAGAGAAAAGCATCAATGATGCTCCTAGAATTCCAGTGCATCCATTGTGCAGGTGCTTATATATTCCAGTATCGAAGCACTGGACAGGGAAGGAAAAGCAACGAGCCAGCGAATTCGGGCCAGCTGCCAGCGATAATTATGAGACCTGGCTGTGGAAACAGGAAGCGGAAAACCCCGGTTTCGCAAAAAACGTGCTTGGTGAGAACTATGAAAAATGGAAAAAAGGCAAGTTTGAGCTTAAAAAGCTCAAATTTTCGCCACAGTCTACAGTAGGCGATTACCTGGCCAAGCCAAAGCCGAAGCCAAAGCCGAAGCCGAAGCCGAAGCCGAAGCCAAAGCCGAAGCCGAAGCCGAAGCCGAAGCCGAAGCCAAAGCCGAAGCCGAAGCCGAAGCCAAAGCCGAAGCCGGAGCCGAAGCCAAAGCCGAAGCCGGAGCCGAAGCCGAAACCGAAGCCAAAGCCGAAGCCAAAGCCGAAGCCAAAGCCGAAGCCGGAGCCAAAGCCGAAGATAAATTCCGTGGAAGATCCCGTGGAAGATTCCGTAGTGTGGGATGAAAATCTTTTCGCAGAAGACAGAAAAAAATATGAATACAAGGTAGATTTTCATTATAAATATAGCGGGGAATATTATGCCACTGAGGAAAGGAGTGTCCTCGCCCCACAAAAAATAATATGCGCAGATGCTAGAATTGAAAAACTCGCAAACAAAATGCAGATTAAACTGAAGAGGAGAATTACTATACCTCCTATTACAAAAAAGAATAGAAAAAAAATCCTCAGCCTTTTGGAAAACATCGAGGACGCAATAGAAATTCCTCGATCTGATAATGTGTTACAATATATCAACGAGATTACGATTATGGATAAGCCTTCAAAAAAATTGTTGGTCATGGCTTCTTGCTCCCAAGAAGGCCACGTTACGCTATACGCTAATCCCCGGGCAACAAAATTGGACATGACGTATGCTGTTCTTCATGAGGCGATGCACGCTAAGCATTATTTTTATCAATACCGGCAATATGCTTTTTGGGAGAAAAATAACGGATTAAAAACTAGAAAGTTTCCACAGTGTGATTTGTTTTTTTCGAATATGAACTATATTCGAAAATATTATTTTTCGCCTGACAAGTATGAGGTGAAGGACAAGGATGTGTGGTATTTTCCGGTCATATGGAGCCAAAAAACACCGAAGCAGGGAGTGGTGTTCCCTCGTGCGTATGGAGCGAAAGAGACATATGAAACATTGACGACGGGAGCCGAAATCTATTATGGCATGGCTGCCCCCGCAGGATATCCAACTCATATTAGAAAAGCAATAGCGGAACTCGTAGAATTTCATGCATTGGAGGAGTAGTAAAATGGAACTTCGCAAGGAAAACAAAACAATAGGCGAGTTTACGGAAAGCGGCTTAATTATTTCCGAAAAAAAATATAAATACCTAGAGGGAATATACAAGAAAACTAGAACCGTAATAGGTAGGGTCTCTGAGGTAACAAAGGATTCTATTGTCGAAAAAATTGGCCCTATAGAAAAAAAGAAAGACAGGGCTTATTTTAACCGCGTATGGGCAGAAAAAATTAAAATCGATGGAGGCGGCTTCGTGGCCGTCTAGATAAGAAAGGAAAAAAATGAAATTAAAAATTTTCGAGCAAATTAACAAGGCGAAAATAGACAAAGAAAATGGCTGGATAGATGACGTTGTAATTATGTCGTCTGTATCTAGCAACAATAGGTTCTACACAGCTCCCGCACTACAGAGTGCAGCACAAAAACTAAATGGTCGACCTGCTTTTTTTGGGCACGGGGGCGGGGCGAGGGACATAAAAAAGGACTTGATCGGTAATTTTTCTGACTTGCGAATAGAAAAAAATAAATTGCTTGCAAGGCTCAACGTGCTTGAGAAGGAGCAGAATTTTGTTTTCGAAATAGCGGAAAAAATGCCAGACGTGGCGGGTTTTTCACTTGACGCCGATGTGGCGGGACATTATGATGAGCGGGGGTGCTTAATCGTGGACGAGTTTAACGCTGGGCATAGCGTTGATCTTGTCACTAATCCAGCCACCACAAAATCTATTTTCGAGGAAAAACAAAGAAAGGAGACCGGGGAAATGGAGCTTGTAGAGCTAGAAAAAAAAGTGCGAATCCTGGAAGAGACAGCGAAGGAAAAAGGCGAAAAGCTGGAGGCCGCACAAAAAAAAATTCGCATCATGGAGAACAAAGCAAAGGCAGAAAAAAAAATTGCTGCTAGCGGAATAGGCGAATATATTACTGCCCATATCAGGGAAAGCATCGAGAGCGATATTGAAAACGCTGATGTCATCCTAGATGAGCAGAAAAAAATTATTGAGAAAGTGAAAAAAAGCGTGTTAGAAGAGCAAAAAAGAAAGCGCAGCGGCGTAGTAAAAGAAATCGTAGCAGCGGGCGCTGATGCGCCAGCTAATGATTTCGGAAAAGAAATCGATACATTTCTGGAAGAATAATTTCTGGAGGAATAATTATGACTGACGTAATGAGACACAGGCGGGAATCCGCAAAGCAGCGATGGTCGGCTGTGGATTCTGGCAGCGTAATTGAAATTGGGGATTTGCTTTGGCTGGACACCAACGACGCAAAGCCAGCAGAGGACAAAGGCTGGTACAACTCTCTCGCACAAACGCAAGCATTATTTAGAGAAAAATTCATCGGTTGCGCCGGGGACAGAAGCCGAGACGGGGACACAGGCGATATCGAAATTGACACTAGCGGGATTTCTGAATTTCTTTGTGCTTCGACCACTTGGGAGCTTGGCGATCTCGTCGGTCCCGCCAAGCAGGCGGCTGTAAACAAGCTAGAAAATCAGACGGTGGTAGCAGTGGCCAACGAAGAGCTAGCAATCGGGCGGGTATCGAAACGCTATCCTGTAGCGACTACCCGCGTAGAGGTCGAGCTTTTTTCTGGTGCTTGCGGGCTTCCCCGAAATCCCGGTGTGCAAGGTGCAAGCTTCGTGAAGGCAGGTGCGCATACTGTGTCCGCAGCAGAGGCGGCAGCGGCACAGATTGAAATTGATACAGAATTCCCCGGAGCGGCGATAGGCGTGATTTTCCAGATTCGGAGAAGCGCCGTCGACGTCTCCGAGGACGCCGCTCTCTATCTTGGCGTAACATCTACATTCAAAATTAACCACGGAGCCGCCACCTATGTAGTGACGGCCGGAGATGTTGTCTATTATACAGCGTGGAAATAATAGGCATGCTAAAACACCTAGATAGATTTTTCGTTCAATGTTGGCTATTTGCGGGCATTCTGTCCGCAAGCCGCTATTTTGCTAGGTTTGCAATTGGAGAAAAAAAATGTACACAGAAATTCAAAGGGCTATCGAAACCACTGGTATAAAAGCTGTGGTGCAGAAAGTACAAGAGAGTTTCCGAAAGAAAAAAGTAAAAATTTCAGACAGAAAGATTTCGATCCGTAGGCTCTGGGAAAGCGTCGTCGGACACCCAGACGACACAATGTCGTTTTTGAAAAAACAAAAAGGTTTTCAAATCTCAATGCCAGTAAAAGAGGCGGATGTCAGAGTTTCCGCTATGGCTAATCTCGTTGGGGAATTGCTGAGCAACGAAGTAATTGAGAGCTACAACAAGGTCGCCACGATTGGCGACAAGCTAGTGGAGACCTACAACAGCAATCAGCGCGATGAGCGATTGCCAGGTTTTGTCGACATTCCCACTGATGATAGCGATGTAGCAGAAGGGGAAGCTTACCCCGAAGCAGGATTGACCGACAAGTATGTCCTTACTGGCGAAAAGAAAAAGCGAGGTTTAATTGTAAACGTGACAGAAGAGGCCATCATGTTCGATCAAACTGGTCTTGTTGTCGAACGCATAAAGGAAGTGGCCGACGCCCTTGCGCAAAGGAAAGAAAAAAATATCCTTTCCGGTATTTGTGGAGGGCACGTGTGCTATTATCCAAGCGGCTCAGGCACTGCTCTATACGCTACCGCTCCATTTGTTGTTGCCGCTAACGCTCTTGTCGATTGGACAGATATCGACAAAGCAGAAAAAGACGGGCTCGGCTCGATGGTTGACGACAATGGAAACGAAATTTCCGTGGATACAGGGAAGAAAATTTTGCTTGTCCCTCTTGCGCTGAAATACACAGGAAAGCGAATCGTAAACGCCACGGAAAACAGCTATGGAGCAGACAGCGACAAGGTGAAAACATCCGGCCCCAATATTCTCAGCGATGAAAATATCATAGTTGCCTCTTCTCGCTACGTTGCTGTGTATACCGGGAATGATACCACTTGGTTTTACGGAGACCCGACTAAGCAGTTCCGCTACAAAGAGATTTACCCGTTACAAACCTTCACACTTGCGAATAATAATATGCTGGAATTTGACAGGGATATTAAATTCAGTTATAAGGTCCGTGAGTGGGGCTGGATATTCGCAAAAGATCAACGTTATTTCGTGAAAAATACAGCATAATGAAACGGGTAAAATCCGAAACCATAACGGCGAAGATGCGAGGCGTAGACGGGGAAGAATCTTCTGTCTACGCCCAGAGTGAAACCGAAATCCTGCTGGCCGCTATCCTGGACGAGCTGAAGGCTATACGCATGCGGCTAGCAGGAAAGGACGAGAAGAAAAAGAAAGGAAAAAAGAAATGCTCCTGATCCGCATTGTGGGCAATATTGCTAGCGGGAAAACCACCCTGAAAGAAAAACTTTTCAGTATGGCGGGGGTGGCTTTCCAGAAAATTGATGAGCCTGTAGAGGATAACCCTGTGCTCCCGTTGTTTTACGCTAATCAGCGGAAATATTCGTATCCATTGCAAACCTATATGCAGGGACATCTATATTTTGCTTTACGGAGCGTGTGGAGCGTGCTAGAAAAAAAAGCTGTGATAATCACCGACCACGGGCTTTCTCAGGCATTTGCGAGAGTGCTGAGAGAAGAAAATAAGCTCGACCATTGGCAATATCAAGCATTAGAAAAAGAACAACGCATTCTTACGGCGGGGATGAAAGAAATCGCAAGAATAAAATTCATCTATTTAGATGCGCCTCCGGAGGAATGCCTGAAGCGGCTGTGCATTAGAAACAGAGATATCGAAAAGAATATCCCTGTCTCATATCTGAAAAAGCTGCATGAACAGCATGAGCGGATCTTGGGCAGAGAGAAGGTCTTGGGCAAAGAGAATGAAATTATCCGTCTGAGCGAAATGGGCGAAGACGGGATCATAAAAATTATCCACCGTTGGGTGGAGGAGGAAAAAGCACTATGGCTATGACAGAAATTACTCCGGTGGAGATAGGCCGCACGGATGGTGCATCTATTTCTTTCACTGCCTTAGGGGCAGACGGAATAAAATTTAAGAACACAGGGAAAGAATTTGTTGCGCTGCGGAATGACCAAGCAGCGACCCCGACAGTAACAATAAAAACGAATTTTTCGAAGGATAGTCTTGATCTCCCAGATCTAACTATCGAAATGGCGGCGGGGGATGCAAATCTCCAGGAAGAAATTTATGGCCCATTCCCGACGCTGTATTATAACCAAACAGGAGGGTACGTGGAAGTAACAAGCACCGATGCGAACACAGACATCGCAGTCTTTAGCATGACAGCGACAACCTAAAAACCTTGGGGGCTTTTCACATGAGCGAAACCGAATTGCTAGCCCTGCTAGAGGTAGCGAAAACAAATCTTTCCACCGCGCTAGCTAGCCCTAAGCCGAACTACAAGGTGGATGATATAGAGGTGAAGTGGAGCGACTATCTGAAAAGCCTACAGGAAACAATAGACTGGATACAGGTGCAGCTCGCTAATCTCCCTAGTGAAGAGATCACCATCTATCAGCCGGAGGGCGAACAATGCTGAAAGACCAGAACAGCCTTGACTTTACTAACATAATGGTTTCCGATTGGGGCGAGACAATGAAATATATTCATGTCGGAGAAGAAATTTTCAATCCCGACACTGGGCTATATTTCCGGCCAACACGAACTGAAGAAATCATCGCTATAGTCGGGAAATTAGAGAAAAAAGATCAAGAATTGCTTGCTAATCTTGAATTGAAAGCAACGAGAAAATGCCACCTAGACAACACCTCTATACAAAGCCAGATAGCAAAAGGCGATAGCATTGTCATTCGTGGTGAAGCTTTCGAGGTAGTGTACTGGTATACTCGATATGGGGTCACTATTTGCTTTTTGGAGGCTAGGAAATGAAGCTTTTTAAGAAAACAGAGAAGGTGCTTCGCTCCGACCAGCAGAAGCGAATCCATGGAATCGGGATTGAAGTATTTCGCCGCGTAACGCTTAGAACGCCTGTTGACACAGGAAAGGCCAGGGCTGGGTGGTACTACAAAGCCAAGCCGGATCAATTCACGATTCGGAATAACACGAATTATATTGTGTATTTGGAATATGGCCACAGCCAGCAAGCCCCAGCGGGCATAGTCAGAATCACACTAAAAGAAATTAAAGAAATGCTGAGGTTTAAAAAATGAATATTGCAACTAGCCAGGTTAAGCAACGCATATACACGTATATTTCACATTCAATAACCGACACGGAAATCAAATACGACTATGCGAAAAGCGATCACGCGAGCGAGACCTGGCTTGTGTTGCATTCTCTTGCCAGAAAAAAAATAATAAGCAAGGTTCACCAGGCATATTTTCAATACCTTTTTCAAATTTCCCTTTTTTCCACTATACAATCAGCCTATCTCCTAGACAATCTGGAAGATAGGCTTCGTTCGATATTAGAAAACAGGGAGTTAGTAAGCGAAAATTATTGGCTCTATATCCAAGAAATTGATTCGGTAGAACTGAAGCAAGAAAAAACAATCCAAGGGCGGGCAATGACGCTAACAGTCATCGTCCAAAATTTGGGAGAAAGATAAATGATCCGGACAAAAAGAAATGGCACAATAAAAATCCAAGATAAAAACGGTGCAGAGGTGCAGGCGTATTTCGAAAAGGGCGATCTGAAATTTGATATCACAGATAGCCCTATCGAAGTGTTAGACCGTGGCGCGCTCTCTGATGTCGTGAGCGGGGATGACGAACCTGTGAAAGGTTCCTTTTCCACCGACTTTGTCCAATTCCTAAAACAGGCTACGGAGGTTAATCCCACGATATACGAAGCACTGACGCGAACAGGGGCGGCTTCTAGTTGGGTTTCCACCCTAGTGTCTGGCTGTAGATACGCTGTGAAAATTATTTTCGAAATCGAGGCTCCGTCTTGTTCTGCTGGACAGGCTGAACGAATTACTTTCCAGTATGCCTATTTTACGAAAATAGCTTTCGAAGAAGATGACACGGACAAGATCTCTTTCGAATTTAGCGACCTCGAAACGAAACCGCTAATCGAAAAGTTTTAAGGAATAAGATAATGAAAATTAAAGGGCTTGAATCCCTAAATTATAAGATTCCCGTAGTGCTGAAAGCGGGAGAAAAAGCAACAACAGCATACCTCGACCCTCTGCCATATGATTTTTATTCCCAGCTTCTCGCAGATGTCCCAGAACCAGAACTGGAGATTTCAGGTTTTGCGAAAAAAAACGGGCATATTGTGAAGGACGAAAACAATGAAGCTATCCCGATTAGAGAGAAAACGCAAAAATATATCGCAGAGCAAAACCGCGTCCAGAATCTTCATAACGTGGCGACAGTATACGAAGCGACAAAAAACTGCTTCGAATACACTACCCTGGATACAGGAAAGACAAGGAGAGAATTTCTGGAGGAGGTAGCAGAAGAATTGCGAGAGTCTGGATTCACTGTGCAACAAATGATGTGCGTGATTCATGCGGTGCAAAAAGATTCTGGCATTGCCTCAATAACAGAAGAAAAAAAAACTTCATAGACATTGAAAAAAATGTATCATTCGAATTCTTGAAATTCCGGGCGTGCAAAGAGTTTAGGCTATCCCCCTGGCTTTTCCCTGCGCTGTGTAGGGAAAAGCAAACTAAATTGATGGCTTTCGTACTAGCAGAAATAGAGCTAGAAGGATAACCAAATGGCAACTATGGTCGAGCAGGTAAGAATCGATATCACGGGCGACAATAAAAAGCTGACAAGCTCATTGAACGATTCGAAAAGGAAGGTGCGATCCTTTACGAAAATAGCGAAGGCCGGAATGAAGGCTATTGGCGTTGCTGCTGCAGCAGCAGGTGCGGCCATCGGAGCGGCTGCCCTAAAAGGCGTGAAAGATTTCTCGAAATTCGAAGAAGAGATGGGACAGGTTTCTACGCTTACAGACATCTCTGCGAAAAAAATAAAAGGAATGGGTAGGGAGGTCTTGCAGCTGGCAGTAAATACGGGGCAAACAGATTTTACCTCGATGACGAAGGGACTGTATGACATTATTTCCGCTGGTATCCCCGCAGCGAACGCCACAAAATTTCTAGCTGTAGCTACAGATGCCGCTACCGCTGGAGCTACTTCAGTAGCTACTGCCGTAGATGGGCTAACCTCTGTCGTGAATGCCTATGGAAAAGACTTAGGCGGAACGACAGACAAAGTAAAGCAAGCCAAGGTCGCCAACGATATTTTTTTCAATACGATAAAGCTTGGCAAAACTACCTTCTCGGAGCTGGCTACTGGCGTTGGACAGATTGCGCCGATCGCTTCCCAAGTTGGCGTATCATTTGAGCAAATCGGAGCGGCTATAGCCACGATGACCACCGCCGGAGTAAAAACAGACTCAGCAGTAACACAAATAAAACAGGTGCTGACAAGCGTCATCAAACCGACATCGGACGCAGCAAAAACGGCCAAAACGCTTGGCATTCAATTCAACCTAGCTGCGTTAAAAGCACAAGGAATGCAAAAATTCCTCACAAATGTCTATGTCGCCGCGAAGGGAAACACTACAATACTAAGTAAGCTCTTCGGAAACGTGCGAGCGTTAGCTGGCGTTATGGCTCTTACTGGAAAACAATCACAGAAATATGCGGACTTCCTAAAAAAAATAAAAAACGGGGCCGGGGCAGCCGATGAAGCCGTTAGCAAGATGCAAGAGGGTATCAGTTTCAAAATTAAAAAAATGACTGCATTCATCAAGGCCGCTAGCGTCAGCCTCGGCGCCGGCTTCGCTGATGCTGTTATGAAAGTAGATTCTAGCGCGCTAGATGAAACTGCTAGCAAATTGCAAGATATAGAGCAGCTTGGGCAGGTTGTTGGGCGTACGCTGGTTGCTTCATTCTATGGAATTCGGACAGCAACCAACCTAGCGACAATCGCCATAATGAAAACATATTACGCCGTAAAAAAGCTAGCGATGATCCAGAAAATACCAGGGATAGAAACGGTAAACGCTTTTGGAGACAAAAAAACCGCACAATTCACAAATAAGACTGGCTACTCCCCCTCGATCTGGGGAGCAATAAAAGCCCAATTCCAAAGCAAAGAAACAGTGCGGAGGCAACAGAGACAAAGAATAGAGAAATATTTTTCTCCTACGAACATGCAACGACAGAAAGAAGATGAAGCGTATAAGAAAGAATTTTTCTCTTCATTGTGGAAAAGGACGGGGGCGGACGCTAATAAAAGCATGTCAGCGGTTGGAGGAATAGATATTGCCACGCTGAAAAGTATCGACTCTAGCCTGAAAAAGGTGGCAAAAAATACAGCTCAGCCAGCTCAAAAGAAAAAAATGGTGGTAGTTGGGGGGCTTGCGAAATGATATATTTTTTTTACGGGAACCAATCCTGGAAGATAGAAAAAAACCCAGAACTAGAAAATAAAAATCTAGTGGATAGCGGCGTAGTCCTAGGTAGAGCGGCATCAGGCGCTTACTACCGATACGAAAAAGCAGCGAAAAATAAAATTATAAAACTTAGATTTCTATTTTTGTGCGTAGAAGACGCGGAAAAATTGCGGGACGCCTTTAGCGTTTTGGGTGGAAACGAATTTGAGTTTTCGGATTGGACCGGAAAAATCTATAATGTTATTTTCGGGAATACCACGCTAGAGGTGATCGAGGTGAGGCCGGGGAGATATAACGCTGAAATAGAATTGATAGAGGTATAGCCATGACAACGAAAGATTTACTGTGTTCGCTGCCGAGAAAAATAATAAAAATAGCCTGGTCTAGCGGGACGAAATATTATAGCGATATAGACGTCCGGGGCTATCAATTAGAAAAAAAAAACCTAGTAATAGATTGGGGTGAATTCCGGGACATAGCACTAGAGGGATCTGGAGAAATCAGCTCGGCCACGATAAAGCTTTCTGACCAGGACATTGTTTTGAAAAAATATTTCGATGATGAAAAAACAAAAAGCATACCCGTAGAAATTCTTGTATTTTTTTCTGATGAATCGCCAATAATGCACTACTACGCACAAATAGAATCTGTACGAATCCTGGAAAATATGCGAGAGTGCGTTATAGCACTAGAAAAGCTAGAAGAAAAATATACCAAGCGGCTCGGCACCCTCGCTACCTCCTCTATTTTTTCCAGGATAAACCCCGATGCAGAAGGGACTATGCTCCCAATGGTGATTGGAAGCGTGAAAAGATCACAGCACGCTATCCAGGTGATCGCACCGAAGCGAACCAGCCTGGTAAAAAGCTGCAAATGGAATTCTACAAAATTAGTCGTGGCGAATAGCGAAGAATTCACGCAAAATACCTATCAATATTTTTTCGTTGGGAGCGAATTGATCTATGGCAAGGTGGCCGGCTCACTCCTGACTATCGCCCAGCGTGGCATTGTCGTTGCGTCCGGTTGGACCACAGCGGCAACAACAAACGGAGCTAGTTTTCAGGCTAACCTAGCTCCAAATGGGCCTAACTGGATTGGCTACCAGGTTAGGTTTTGGATTAATGGCGTAGAAACTACTCGCACAATTTCAAGCTTCACTTCCCCCAATCTCTACGGTGTTGATTCTATGCTGCCCGTTGTGAGCGTATGGGGGAATTATTATTATGAGGTATATTCGAAAGCACAAGCACATGAGGCAGGCACGGAGGTAGCGGAAAAATTAGACGAATATACCTGGATTCTACACGATGGAATCTCTCAGGATATCCCCCTAGTCGAGCTGAAGGGCGGGGTAATCGTATCCGGAGAAAAAAAAGTAGATGCCTGGGTGGCACTAGACAAAGATTATGCCACCTTTAATCTTTCCGACAATACTTGGCTGGCTTCCCTGGGACATGCCGTTACCACCGTTTCGCTTCCATTCGATATAAAGCACTTAAAAAATGGGCCGTATGAAGATAATAATTTTTTCTGCACGATGACCGGAGAAAATTATTCTAACCCCGTGGATATTATCGTCCATCTTGCGAAAATGTTTGGGCTTAGTTACCCGGCCGATTTCGACGTAGTAGCAGAAGCCGCCGCGAAATTGAAAACGGCTCAGATTGAGCTTGGCTTTGTTCTCGCGAACCAATACGGTTTCGATATCCTCTATGACCTCGCTTTCCAATCCCGCCTATCAATTTTTTTCCAGGATAACCAGCTTAGTTTTCAATATCTCGAAAATCAAGTTGGCTCTATCGTCGAAAAAATAGAAGATCACCAGCGAGAAGATCAGAGCCTTGAGATATCACAGAATAATAATTTCTACAATCGCATAGTATACAGCTATTTCGAGAATGGAAAACAAAAACAAGCGGCAATAGAAGACACCACAAGCATAGCGGCGTACAGGGAGCGCACGAAAGATATAAACTTTTGGGCGATTTCTTCGCCTTCTGTGGCTAATTCGATTGCTCAATTCTGGTTAGATCGCCTTTCGAAAATCTGGCAGGAAATCCGTTTTCTTGGATTTTTAAACCTGTCGAATCTGAAAAAATTCGACTGGATAACGGTTGACTTCGGGGATTTCGTAGGCGAAACAAAAGCACAAATTATCCAGAAAAATTATTCCCCTGGTAGCAGCGAAGATATTGACCGCATAGAGATAGTAGCAAGGGCTGCTATATATCCAGGCTGTTCCAATTCCTGCGAGATGGTAGCCGAAACAGGCTGCGCTACCACATGCGAGCAATATTGTCAATCTACAGCAGAAACGAGTTGCCAATATGCCTGCGAAACGGCAGATCAGGCAGCTTGTGCGCTTTCCTGTGTGACCACATGCGAATTAGTCTGTACTACAATTGTAGAAAATTGGGTTCCTGTCCCGTGTCAAAATACTTGCGAAACCGCTTGCGTCGCTGGCGGGTGCGAATCTTCAGCCTGTGAAACCAGCTGCCAGCAATCTTGCCAAACAACCGGGTGCACAAGCGGTGCTACTACCGGGTGTATCGGGAGTTGCGAAATAGGATGCACCGTTGCTTGCCAAGCCGGAGAGGAATCTTGCACGGGGTCATGTCAAACCTCATGTCAAGGATCTTGTACTGTTGGCTGCGAATCTGCTTGTCAGGCTACTTGTCAGTTAGCGTGCGAGGGGGCTTGTACATCCACGTCCTGCACCACATGCCAAGCAGGTTGCCAAACGGGAACCGAAGGATGTTCCGCTTGTTGCGAAATCGCTTGCGAAACTTCTTGTCAACATTTATGTGAAGCAGGTAGCTGTCGTTCAGGTTGTACAGCATCTTTAACAGCTGAAGATTTTACAAGTTGTCAAAGCAAATGTGAATTATCTTGCCAGGCAGCCTGTGAAGGATCTTGTCAAACCTGTTGCCAGGCAGCAGGTACAGAAGGCGTATGGCACTGTATTTCTGCTTGTCAGACTGGATGTCAACAAAACTGTGAAACAGCTTCCCAAACATTTGACCCGGGGCCAGGGGCATGTGTAATTTCTTGCCAGGCAACTTGCATGACTTCCGCGACAACAGGGTGTGCAGATTATTGCACAGTGGGTTGCCAATGTTTTTGCCAAGTGACTTGCGAAACTAATTGCACGACGGGCTCCTGTATGACTGATTGTCAGTGCGATTGCCAGACGGCCGGCCCTATGACTGTTGGTTGTACTAGCTCTACAGAGGGTGCTTGTTTCAGTTCTTGTCAAGGATATTGTGAGACTTCAAATACAACTACAGATTGCGCCATGGCGTGTCAGGCCTACTGCATGTCAGATTTGCAAACCGGATGCACCTTATATTGCACCGCGGCTTGTAGGTGTGCTTGCCAAGTTTCTTGCACCTCAATAAGCTGTACTACAGCGTGTGAAGCTGATTGTATGTGTCAATGTCAGACAAATTCTGAATCTATTGCAGATAATCAAAAAGGGCCAGATGCTTATTATCACACTTGCTCCGTTTGGGGGTGTACGGTATCCGCGCAAACTCAGCTGCTAAATTGGTGTTCAACAAATTGTACAGTGGGTTGTATTACAACGTGCACTTCTTTTTGTGAGAAATCTGCAACTACCGGATGTGGGAGCAGCTGTCAAG